CTAGCGCTGCAAAGCACTGAACGTTTCATCAAAGCAACGAGGAACGTGCTTCCAACCAAAATCATCCACCATTATTTTCACCAGCTCGAACAGTAACTTTCCATCCTTATTGGCCCAAGCATTCAGCTCCCTATATCTATCTAGAACTCTGCACATTAAATCATGGCCATCACATAGCAAATACTCGCTATCCAGGTGGATCACATGGCCACCTAAGAACTCAACAGGAGCGCCTTTATTGTTAGGTCTTCCTAAGAAGTCCTCCAAGAAGAAATCTACTGATGCTTGCAGAAGTTCTAGATCATCCATCCAATCCCGCAAACTGACATCGCGACCACAATATTTCAACAGTGAATACTTATCAGGAGAGTGACTATACAACAGCCTGAAAACATAAAGGGGGTTTAGCATAATATTTTCTATGGTATAAAAAATATTAAACCCAGATACGACGACGTTTTCCCTAGGCTTGTTTTTCAAGTCCCAATCTATCACTCCACGAACTGTGACATTACCAGCCTGCGTCAGTGAGTCAACCATCGCAACGACTTGACCACAGTCCCCGACACCATTTAGCTCTTCAATAAATCGCTGTACATCTTTAGGGGAAATCCCTAATACAAACTGATTGAGTTTTTGTTCAATCTGACCAGCAGGCATCTTAGCTCCGGCAGAGAAAAATGTCAGCGATATTTTAGGGTCCACCTTAGAAAACTTAGATTTGATCTTATCAAAAATATATCTATACACATTAGCGTCAGACTTATTTTCAACAAAAACCTCTCTCCTATTACGAGAGCTCAGCGAAATCTGCGTTACCCCTTCCAGCAAATCAGATATAGCATCATCTTTCTCAACACGTTCAACGTCAGTTGGCGTCACACGATAAACGCTGTCATCCGGAGCCAAAGCAACCGTAGTCGGAGAATGAGTCGTGAAAATAACTTTACAGCTAAAGAGTTCGGCTATTCGCTGAATGACGGAATAAAACTTAACAACCATCTTCGGATGAAGAAATGCATCGGGCTCGTCCAGTAGTATTACCTCAGGCACTCCTTGCAATGAATCAACCCCAAACCTCAAATTGAATATAGTAGACGCAAGCCAAAGTAAATTTTTCTCACCTGACGAAAGAGCCTCGGGTGATAAAGCCTCCCCAGTTGCCGTCTCAATTAAGACAGGGAGGTACACATCATCAGCCAACTCATCTTCGGGAGAGCGCAGAGATATCTTTCCGTCGAAGATCTCTTGGAGAACATTATCGTACAGTATCCATGGTGGCTCACCAAATGCTTTATCAAACGCCTTAGCATCAAGATAAATCCCGGCCCGTCCATGAGCTTCTGCTAACCACATTGCGTAACTGTTTTGACGTTTTCGACGTAAATACTCATTACACAACCTACCTATATCTAATACATCCCAAGCTTGCGCAGGGCTTTCGAAGTAAAGCTGGATTTCATCCTTAGTCAATTCACGAACGCTTTTCCCAAGCTTCCTAGCGATGGTGGAAAAAATCATATGTAAGTGCTGACTGCTGTACGAACCAAAGCCCCTCACAGACTCCATATATCTTTCTGAATCTAACGGAGAGGCATAAAAATCTAGGTTACTTTTTAGCGCGGCGAATATCTCACCAATCTGTATACGTGAGTCCTCGTGAGAGTAACTATTACGGATGGTGCCTTGCATAGCTCCCGAACTAACGAATCTGATCTTTCCTGGCGAAACGACCCGTTCGCCGTCCAAAACCTCAATGGAATTACTCACGGCTTCTAGAAACCGAGTTTTCCCAGCACCGTTCCTTCCTGTCAACACGGCGACTTCAGAATCAAGGCGAAACTCATTCTTCAAAAAAAAGCCTTTGTGAGGGTTCTTACTACGGAAAATCACAGTCACCTCCGACCATTGGAGTTCATCTTTAGCCACAAAAACCCAATCTGCTGGGCAGTTATATTTCATGCTTACTTTGAAAACGCCTCACTACTCCATTCCTGATGACGCGTTTGACGTGATAACTTTAACCATTCGACAGTGGATCGGGGAAGGAGAATATCCTGTCGATGTAGGCGAAAAATTTTCAGCGCATGATTTCGCGTACGTATGCTTGACACGCCTGTAAAGCAATTAGCCCCCGGTCGCCTTCATCGGTGATGGCGACAATTCGTTGAGCATGCGCTCGGTCAAGTTGGGCACGTACGGCGCCAGGTACCACGCCTCCGGTGCCGGCGGTTTCTCGCATCCCACCGTCACAACCCGTGCCGGCAAAGGTTCCTGCACCGACAAGGACTGACAACCGCAGATCAGAGGTAGCAAGCCGGTCACGCAGGCGAGCTTGAGTGTGTTGAGCATCTTCCATCTCCTTCCAGTGCGTTTGTGTCTGGGCCTGCAGGCGCGATTCCAGGGCGCGCCGCGCCTCCAGTTCTTCAGCCAGTTGATCAAGCGCTGCTGCTGCAGCCTTCTCCCGCTCTAGACCCTGCGCGCGATCCTTCTCCGCCAACTGCTTGCCGAAGTCATCGGCCTGATCAGCGAGCTGCGCCTTGTATGCGTTGGCCTGCCACACCCAGGCTGCCCGGGCGCCGCCAGCGCTGGCGGCCAGCAGCAGCGCTACGGCGACTAGGCGGGTGGCCCAGGCGCTCACTGCAGCACCTCAAGCGCTCGCTTGTAGATGGCCTGGCGATCTTCCAGACCATTCGTACCACCATTGATACGCTTGGTGATGGCCAGGATGTCACCCTTGTCGGCCAAGCTGTTCAGGCCCTCCTTCTGCCAGAACCAGCCGGCCGACATCGATGCGTAGACCGGATGCTCGAGCAGCTCTGGGGTATTGAGCAGGCGACTGTCACCGAACAAGGCCTCGCTGCACGCTTCGTAGTTAAACCGACCGGTCACCTGGATAAGCCCGCGACCACGATAGAGCTGGCCATCACCGTCTGCTGCAGGTGTATTGCCCAAGCGCTGAGCCAAACGGCCGGTGTCGTACTTCGACAGGTACTTGTCATTGCCAAGCTCACGCACGTACTGCAGCTGTCCCGATTCGTGACCGATCTGAGCGAGGAACGCGGCCATGCGCAGTCGCGTGATGATGGCGAACTTACCCATGGTGGCGTTGAGCCCGGGAACGAAAACGCCGGCTTTCGAGCCGGCGTTAGGGAGGATCTTTTGAAGCTGTTGAATTGAGATAGCCATTGAGGTCTCCAGTCATGGCCGCGTGCGGCCGGGGTTACAGCTGCTCAACCTTGAGCGGCTTGGTGTCTTTCTTTTTCTTGCCCGAGGCCTTGGCCTTGCCCTTCTTGCCGCCGTTACACTCGACGGTCGTAGTCCAGCCGGACTGGGTGAATACCTGCTCGACCCCGTCCACCAGGTACTCGCCATCGAGCCCCGGCTTGAAGCCCTGGGCGTTGATCGAGCGTTCGGCAAACAGATCGGTGCGGCCGGGCATTTCCAGCCGCACGCCGGCGGTGCTGCGATTGAACGCAGCCAGGCGCGCCTTGGCGGCCTGCTGGGCGGCGGTTTTGTTGGGGTAGACATGACGGTCGGTGTGCACCGGCGGCAGGCCGTCCGGCGACTCCTCGTTGGCCAGCTCGACCACCTGCAACTTGCCCGTCTTCGGGTCCTGGTGCTGGGTCTTCACCGCCTTCTGCGAGTTGCGATCACCGAGGCGGAACTGATAGCGGGAAACGTCCGTCTTGTTGATGGTGATGACCGCCAGCGCCTTGCCGGTGGTGCTTTGCCCGCCTTGGCGCGGCATGACCAGCAGCTTGCTTTCGGCCACCTTGGCGGTGCAGTCGTACTGCTTGGCCAGGCGGGTGACAAAGTTGTAATCCGACTCGTTGCGCTGGTCGACGCGCTCGACCTTGGTGTCGACCGGGCAAGACACCTCCCAGCCGTTGCGCTTGGCGATTTCGCCAACGATCTGCGACAGCGGCACGTTCTCCCAGCTGCCGCTGCGCACGGTCTTGCCACTGCCGCGCATGTCGCTGGCCTTGCCGCGTATGACGATGGTGTCGGGCGGGCCGCTCAACTCCACCTCGTCGACGGTGTAGGCCCCCATACGAGTCAATCCTTGGCCCTCATATCCCATCATCACCACCACGTTGCCACCGCGCGCAGGCAGCGCAACCGCCTGATCGCGGTCATCAATGCGCAGCTCGAACTCGTCCGACTCCATGCCGGGCTTGTCCGAGGTGCGCAGCAGCAACAGACGGTCATTGATCAGCGCAGTAATGTCGTGGCCATCGGCGACGATTTGATACGTGGGCTTCATGCAGGCTCCAGAAATGCAAAACCCCGCACTGGGCGGGGTTCGTTACGCGTAACGCGGGTTAGCCGAACAGCTGCAGCAGCTCGACCGCCGGCGCCGGAAGGTCCGGCAGCAGGATCAACAGGCCGGCGCGGTACGGCTGCGCCTGCCTGGCCAGATCCGGGTTGGCATCGAGCACGGCCTCGACCGTGCCATTGAGGTGCCCGTAATGGTGCTGACAGATCACATCGAGCAGATCCCCGTCAGACGTTCTGCAGGTCGTTGCCATAGCTCACAAACTCCAGGGTGAAGCCTTGTTTTCGGGGGATACCGCCTGCCAGCAAGTGGCTTTGTTCTTCCTCGACACTGATCAGGCACCAGTCGCCCAGCACCTCGCCGTAACCCGTTACCAGGTTAAGCGCGCGCAGGTTGCGACCGATGGAACGCAAGGTGTTGAGCTGCTTGAGCCCGGCCTTGTGGTTCGGGAAGATCGCACCCTTGAGCGTGATCTTTTCCTCACCCAGGCCCACGGCCTGCTGCGCCGTACTCCGGCGCAATCGCTCCTGCCCCTGCCAACGAAACGACGCCTGCCGGCGTAACTCGTCAAACGCGGCCGTGCCGAGGTTGAAGTAGTAAGGCTGCTCGTTGGGCTCATGCGGCTGGATGATCAGCAGGTGCGGGAACGGCGCCACAGCCTCCGGCGTCGGCGTGGCCGAGGCCAGCAGCCCGCCACTGGGCAGGATGTTGGACAGCGAGGGACTGATTTTGCTAGCCACCCGGCCGACCTCCGACGACACCTTACTGGCCATCTGCTTGAACGTACCGAGGCGTTCTTGCACCTGGCTGACGCCCGATACGGCGCGGCTGTACATCGACGTCACTTGCCCGACACGGGCTTGCGCCACGCCGATGCTGCGCACCAAGCGGCCCGCCTTTGCGCCCAGCTCGGGCGGTAGAAACGGGATGCTCTCCAGTTCGGACGCGGCACCGGTAATGCTGCTGATAGCGCCGTTGAGCGGTACCAGCATGCCGTCGGCGCTTTTCCGGCCGGCCTCCCCCGCTGCAACCAGGCTGGACAGTGACGACTCCAGCAGCTCCATGTAGGCCATAGGCCCTCCTTAAACGTGGGGTTGATCGAACAACTGGGACGAGGCCGTGCGCGCTGCCACCTCGCGCTGCCAGGCGTCAAACAGCCCGCGCATACCGTTCGCCATTTCGCTCAGCAATTGGTTCGGGTCTTTAACATCGCCGTGGACCGTGAGCGGCATGTTCGGGGCGAAAGTGAATGTGTTGTCCACTTTCGGCGCCGGCTGCGGTTCGGCTGCCTTGGCGGCCGGGGCTACCTCGGGCAGCTTGGGCGCCGGCGGCGCCGCTTTGGCCATCTCCCGCACCACATCACCCAGTACGGCCGGTGGCTCGGCTTGAGGCTGTGGCCGCACCAGGTCGGCGCCTGGGAACCGCACCTTGTTGGCCGTCAGGGCCGGCAACAGGAACGGATCTTTCGACGCGGGGTCGCGCGGGTCATACGACACCGCCGGCTCCACCGGCGCCGGTACGGTCGCCTCCCGCACCGTATCACCCAACTTCGGCGTAGACGGTTCGGGTTGCGCCTCGGGCGCAGCAGGGGCTTCGGGTAGGGCCTGCGGCCGCACCAGACCAGCACCGGGGAACCGTACCTTGCCAGCCGTCAACGCCGGCAGCAGGAACGGATCTTTCGACGCTGGGTCGCGCGGGTCATACGACACCGCTGGCTCCACCGGCGCCGGGCTGGCCACCTCCCGCACCGTATCGCCCAGTTTGGGCGCCGACGGCTCGAGTTGCGCCTTCTGCGCTGCAGGCGGCGGCTCAGGGTTGGCCTGCGGCCGCACCAGATCAGCACCAGGGAAACGCACCTTGTCGGCCGCGAGTGCCGGCAGCACGAACGGATCTTTCGATGCCAGGTCGCGCGGGTCATACGACACTGCCGGGTCAGCCTTGACCGGGGCCGTGGCGGGCTCCGGCTCGACTTCCTTGGTTGGCATGACCGTTACGCGTAACGCTTCACCCAGTGCCGGCGGCGATTCCGGCTCGGTTTGATCGTCGGCCGGCTCGTCACCGAACCAGCGTTTGCCCAGCCAGCCACCAAAGGACTCGCCCCCCATACCGCCTAGGACGGCGCCAACAGCACCGCCCACGGCGGTACCGATCACAGGCACCACTGAGCCTATGGCGGCCCCGGCTGCAGCTCCGGCAAGGGTGCCCGCCAGACTACCGGCGGCGCCGCCATAACCTTCGGCCTTTTCGTCCTTGGTCTCAGCGTTCAGCGCGACATCAAGCGCGGCCGTGCCGGCGTCCATGATGTTGCCGCCTGGCAGACGCTTAGTCAGGCGGGTGATACCCCGCACCGAACGCGCCACCTTGCCCAGGTCATCGGTGGCGGTCAGGGCCGACAACGCTGCAGGCAGCGGCCGAACCTTGGCCACGGCAGCCTTGGGCGCCTTATGTGCCTCAACGGCCGGCGCAGGCCGCACTGGGGCGCCCTGTCGCGCTGCGCGCCGTCGCTCCCGGCGGCGACTTCTGCGACTACCCCTAGCAGGTCCTGCAGGACCGCTATTTCCAACGCTACTGCCGATCCCGCCGATAGCATCGGCGTTGACCACGAAAACGCGCTGGGTGTCATTGGCGGCCGCGCCGGAATCATCACCTTGGCCAGGCACTTGCGAACCCGGCGAAAACACCTTGCCTAGCAGCCCCAGGCCGGTGTCGACCACCTTGCTGCCGGTCCTGGGCAACTTGATCGGCGCCCGCTCGGCCTTGCTTGCGCGGCCCGCGAACCCTTCCAGGCCACGGCCCATGGCGATGTTGAACACCCCGCGACCGACACGCAGCGCACTGCGCGCACTCAGGAATGCAATTACCGCCGCCGTAATGCCGCCAATCCCCATGGCGATCGACGGGAACTCATCCGACAGCGAGGTGATGCCACGGGCGACCTTCGTCAGCCCCTGCGCCGCCATGTCCGTGGCCGGGCGGATGGCATCACCAATGCTGCGCATTGAGTCGTCCACCGCCTGGCCCAGCTCGGCCCACTGCTGCGCCGACGTCTCGCGGCGCTCAGCCAGGTTCTTGTCGAGGATGCCCGAGGCCTTCTTGGAGTCGGCTTTAAGTTCCTCATACAGGCCCCGGTTCTGCCCGTAGGCGGTGAGCGCAGCCTTGACCTGCATGTCGGCGAAGATATCGCCGGTGCGCAGGGTCTTCTCCAGGGCTTCCAGTGCCGCCTTGGCCTTCTCCGGGTCGACCTCCTTGTCGATCTTGGCCTGGGCATCCTTGATCTGCTTGGCCTTGGCCGGGTCGGTCTTCTCGACGTAACGCATGGCCAGGGCCATGGACGCCTCAATGACGTTCATGCCCTTCTGCAGGCCGGTATTCAGTGACGCCTGATAATCAATGCCCACATCGCTGTAAGCCTTCTTGATATCACCAGCGCCAATCTTCTCCATCCAGTTCTTGAAGTTGTTCGCCGCTTCGTCGGAACTGCCGGCGGTCTTCATCTGGACCTGAAGCATGGAGCCCAGCGAGGTCACCGCATCCAGCCCGGTGATGCCGTTCTTCTCCATGCCGGCCAGCAGTTGGGGGAACCACTTGGCCATGTCGCTGGCCTCGAAGCTGCCCGCCTGGCCTTGGTAGGCGATGGCCTCCAGTGCCTGCTGCATGACCTTGGGGTCGCTGATCTTGGCGTTTTGCTCAAGCGCCTGAATCATCGACGCAGTGTCGACGCCCGAGGCGCCTTGCCCGACCGCGAACTTTGCCGCGACCGGCGCATACGACAGCGCCTTGTCCAGCTCCATGCCGGCGCCGACCAGCTGGTTGACCAGGTCGGCCACGTCATTGCGTGACATGCCCGTGTCTTTGGCCGTGTCGATCACCGTCCGGCTAAGCTGCTGTTCCTCGGGCTTGTTGGCAATGTCGGCCTTGATCGCAATGTCACGGATGACCGCTTGATAGTTCGCGCTGATCATCGTCGGCACAGCGGCGGCGCCCGTGGCCACCACCGCCCTGCCGATATTCGACTTGAGCGATTCCTTGCCCGCCTGCAGCTGCTGGTGACCCTTGAGCTGCAGATCGGCGGCCCGCGCCTCGCGCCCCAGGCGCTGGTACTCGCGACCGAGCTTACCGACCTCGATCCCCTGCTTGCGCAACGAGTCCAGGTTGCTGTCCAGCTTGCGCAGCAGCTTGTCGGCGCCGGCCGCACCGCTGTCGTGCGCGCGCTTCCATTCCTCGCGCAGCTTGATGGTTTCGCCAATGGTGCTTTTCAGCACCTTGGCCTTGTTGCCCTTGGCTTCCAGCTTCTGGATGCCGTTTTCGGCGGTCTTGAACGCCGCGCCAAGCGACGACGCGACGGCGCCGCCGATTACCAGCGATAACGCTACCTTGCCTGCCATCGGTTACCCCCTGTGTAAGCTCAATCGGTAAGCCACCAGACCATGTCGGCATACGACATGGTCATGATTTCAGCGGCCGAGAAATGCAGCTCAGCCGCGAGACGCTTGGCAGCGTGCTTGAGCGACTGGGGATTACAGTTCGTCGTCTTGCACCAGAAAGTTGTAACCGGTGGCGATGCGGTTGTAGTCCTTGTAGGCGAGGCCTTCCAGGTCCTTGATGCCGACTTCGGCCAGGGAGGCAAACAGGTTCATCTCGCGCTGCGCATCATCGCCGTCAGAGGTCTGCCCCGCGCTGCGAATATCCTTCACGGTCGGCGCGCGCAGGGTGATGGTGCCCTGATCAACGCCATTGAGGGTGGTGGGCTTGGACAGGCGAATGGTGACGTTTTCAGCGGTCAGGGTCAGGAACTTCGGTACTGGCTTGCTCATGAAAGGGTGTCCTTGATTCGGAAAGGGTTGCGAGGGAAATGGGGGGTTACAGGCCGAGGTCGGCGCGCTGGCTGGCCAGCTGGTCGGTGCCGTTGATGACACGCTTCATGCCGACCGGGTCAATCTCGTAGATGACCTCGCCGCCGACTTCGAGCTTGTAGTAGGTGACGGCAATGCCGTGCTTGAGCTCGGCCTTGTCGCCGGCCTTCCAGTCGCCCATGTCCAGCTCTTTCAGGGTTCCGCGCAGGGTGACGACAACCGCAAGGGTTTCGCCCTTCTGGATCTTGAACGAGCCACGGAACACGCCGTTGAAGGCGTTGCCGTCGGCCAGCCCGAAGAACTTGAGGGAGTCCTTGCGCACGCCGGTGGTGGTGAAGTTGGCTTCCATCTTCTCCATGCCCACGTCCATCTCAATCGGCATATCCATGCCGCCTGGGCGGTACTCTTCCATTTTGAGGGTGAGCTTGGGCAGGGTCAGGCTGGGCACATCGCCCTGAAAGCTTTTGCCATCCACAAACAGGTTGGTGTTGGCGAGAATTTGGGGAATGAATGCCATGTCGGGGCCTCCTTAGGCGGCAGCGTTGAGCACTTCGGACAGCCACTGGTTGGTGACATCGAAACGGAAATTGGGGTTTTCGGCCGGCGGCACGTCGGTGAGGCGGATGTTCCAGTACACCTTGCCCTGCTCCAGCTGGCTGGCCGTGTTGAGCACCGGGTCGGCATACACTTCGAAGTTGACGATGGCGCCCTGATTCTTGAGGTCGCGCATGAACGCCTGCAGCCCCTCCGTCACGTCCTTGACGTAGGTCGCGGTGATCGAGCGGTCGACGGCCCACTTATGCCCGTACATGATCGCGTCCATCACAATGTCTAGCGTTCGAACGCGGGTGACAAAGGCCCACTTGGCATCGCTGGACAGTGTGCGGTTGCCCCACAGGCGGAAGCCGTCGTCGCGAATGATGGTCGCGATATTGGCGTTGTTCAGCAGGTTGGCCCGGCAGGTGTCGTCGCCGTCCAGGAACTCGACCGAGCGGGTGGTGCCGGTGATGCCGACGAATTCCTTGTTGGACGGCGAGGCCCAGAATCCGTATTCGGTATCGGTCCAGGCAAACAGGCCTGCCGTCCAGGCGGATGCCGGCATATCGACGGTGCCGTTGCTGGTGGTGTCCCACTGCTGCACGCCGGGGTCGACCATGAAGATGCGCTTAGAACCGAAGTTCTTGGCGTAGAGCATGGCGGCCTCGTCGGTGGTGCCCGGACCGTCAATGATGGCAATGGCGCGCAGCTTGCCGGCCAGCGCATCCATCGCGGTGGCCACCGCCTGGGTCGCGCTGTGCTTGGGCGCCACGATCAGCCGCGGCTGGGCGTTGAAACGGCTTTTGCCGTCGAGCAGCGCCTGCAGGCCGGTACGCTTACCATTAGCCAGCACGCCTCCGATGATCGAGGAGGTTTGCGCGGCCGCATCGACCGCCTTGGCCACGCCACAGCAGACAATCACCGCTTTGGAGCGGGTGTAGATCGCGCGGCAAGCTTTGGTGATCGCCGAGGCTTCACCGAAAGCGGCCACCGCCTCGCGCTCGTTGGTGATCAGCACCAGGTCGTTGTACTTGGCCGTCGCGCCGGCGCCTTCGGTGAAGGTGTCGACCAAGCCAATGATCGAGGAGGACGGCAGCGCGATATTGCGCGCACCAGTGTCAACAAGCGTTACGGTAACGCCGTGAAAGAATCCAGCCATGTGGGCTCCAGATAAGACAAGGGCCGCGCGTGGCGGCCCTGCAGAAACGAAAACGCCCCGATAATCGGGGCGCTCAAGGAAGGCGGGTTGCGGGTCAGGCGTTGCCGACACCGACCACGCTTGCGTTGATCGCGGCAATGGCCGCGTCGGCAATGGCCTCGGCCTCGTCGTGACTGGCCGCCTTGAGCGCCTGCAGCTTGCCCTTCAAGCGGGCAGCGCGAATCGCATAAAGGGCCTCTTTCCACTTGGCAGCCTCGGCCAAGATGTTCTCGGCGGCGGCTTGCGGCTCAAGACCGGCCGCGTCGACCCACGCCTGGACGGTGGCGGGCACCTCGCCCTCGAAGCCAGCTGCTTGGAAGGCTTGGGCTTCTTGCTCGGCAAGCTGGTACTCGACCACACGCAGCGAGTTGCCGACCACAGCGACACGGGCATTGTCGGCCGCGTCTTCGATCTGCTGGGCCGCACACAGTCGTGCTGCACCGAGCGGCAGCAAAGCGAACTCAAAGCCGTTGTAGTTGTTGCCGTTGAACGTCACGTTCAGGTTGTCTTTACGCATGATGACCTCAGGTTCAGAAGGGTTAGAGCTTGGTGATGTTGGTGATCAGGTGAGGGATGGTGTTCGGATCCTTGCCCGCTGTTACACCACTGATCAAATACCCTTCAAGGGCGGCAGGAATGGTGCAGTTCACTGCAGTCAGCGACAGGCTAGGGAAACCCGGGCCAACGATCTTCCCGGTGAAAGTGCCTCGCAAGGCGAACGCGACGTTGTAGAACTTGATCGGCATGAAGCCTGGCATTTTGGTGCCACCGGCAAACATCAATGCGTAGTAGACATCTTGAGTCGCCGGGAGCCCACCAGCCGTATCCGGCAGCGAGATGGTCAGATCGCCGAAGTCGACCGAGCTGGCCCGGTTGAACTGGAAGCTGCCAAATTGCTTCGTGCCTTTGGCGTTCAGGAACTCATTCAGAATGAGTTTTCGGGTGTTGCTCGACTCAGTCTCGCCGCGAATCATGATGCGACGACTACCGACGGAAATTGGGGAAGCCAAGGTGTAGTCCTCAGCCAGGATGATGTCCGCCACACCTCCACTCGGCGTCGCGGCGACAGCCCGGTCAATGGTTTTGAACGGGGTGTCGACGTTACCCAGCGCGCTATCATCGCCAATCAGTGTATTGACATAGAAGGTGCGCGAGATGGCCGGGGCAGCGGCCACCGCATCGGCAATCGCCTTGGCAATCGCCGCCTTGGCGGTGCTGAAGTAGTCGAACAGCGCGGTGGCTTTGCTGCTCAGTGCTGCGATTTCAGTTTCAAGACTCATAGGTGGTTATGCTCCGTGGATCAGTTTGGTCAGTTGGGTTTGCGTGGAAATGGTGGCTTCTGCAGCAGCAATGCCCATGCTGCGCAGGCCGTCGTGGTCGACTTCATGCCGGCGCTCAGCTGTTGCCAGGCGCACGTCTCGCCAGTCGCCTTGCTCGATCACCAGCCGCAACTGTCGGGTAAGCAAGGTGATCTGGTCTTGCAGGTCCAGACTGCGCAGTTGTTCGCTCAACGCGGCCTCGACCGCGCGAATGCCAACAGCCAGCGCCCCCTCATGGTCGAGCGAGTGCCGGTACTCGGCAGTGCCCAAGCGCTCGGTGAGGCTGGCCAGCTGGCGTGCCGTCTGCTCGGCGGCGCCTTGCTGCTGCCGGGCCAGATCGGTGATCTGGTCTTGCTGCTGAAGGCTGCGCAACTGCCCACTAACTAGGGCACTGGCCATGGCCGCCAATGGCGCCGCCAAAGACAGGTTCAGGCCCGCCGGGCTGCTGACGATGGTCACGCTATCCGCCGGCAGCGCCGTCAAGGACAGGTCGTAGGCCAGCAGCAAATCGGTATTGGCCGGCTTGTAGGTCAGCGCATCAGTCGCATGCGACCAGACCGCCAACAGCGTGCCATCGGCCAAAAGAAAGCCGATTTCACGCACCCAGAACGCGGCCGGACCATCGGCGATGGCAGTGAGGTGGATCAGGCTATCGCTCAGCCGCTCGCCACCGGCAATGGGGTACTTGGCCACCTGAGTGCGCAAGCTGGTTTGCTCATCGGTCGGGGTGTAACCCGACGTACCGAGCGCGATGTGGGTGATCTCGGCAGAAAGGCCGGTGTTGGTGGCATTCCAAACCGCCGCCAGGCCTTTCTTGGTGATCACCGGTTGTAAAGGGGTACTCATAAAACAGCCTCCATCGTGCCCCGCACGACGATACGGGTACGCAGCGCATTGGCGACCGATACGGTGGCCGTTGCATGGATCGGGACGGGCTGCGCCTGGGCATAACCCCGAGTCACAGCGCGCGCATGGGTAACGCTGGCCACCTGCAGCGCCTGCTCAGAAAGCGGAATCGGCACCACCGGCAGGTCCATCGTCTGCCGGTGTAGCCCGCGCGCCTGAGTGGCGTTGGCGAACTGCAGGGCCTGCGCCGACGGGTCAACCGGAACGGGCGCAGGCTCCACCGTCTTGCGGTGCAGCAACTGGCCCTGACTGGCTCCGGCCGCGACCAGGCCACCGTCGAATCGGGCACCGAGCCGGAAGGTGTAGTGGCTTCGCTCGTTCTTCGTCGCGTCGACCAGGGCGCGCAAGCGCTCCTCCAGCTGCGGCGAAATGATCGAGCCTTCACCTGGTCGGTTCTCGTTGGCCCAGGCTGTGACCTGGAACGTGTACGGCGCCGCGTTGGGAATCTCGCGCCATTCCTTGTAATCCGCGTTGACCCGAACCGCCTTGAGTACCCGCCGAATTGCGCCGACCGTGCCCTTGGTCTTGTGAACCGGAATGGCCTCGCGGATCAGCGCACGCCGCTGCTCGTCGGTGTAAGCCGCCTCCCAGCCCTCAACCTTCCACGCCCAGGCCAGCCAGGGCAGGAAGTTCGGCGGGCAGCGTGCCGAGTCGGCCACGCCCCGGATAATGTCCGGGTCAAGGCCAAGGTCGGCGGCCGCCTCCAGGGCGCGCTCCAACTGGGTGGCGTTGTGCGGTAACAGGCTCATGTCACCACCTTCGACGTCAGCGTGATTGAGGTGCAGCTGGGGTAATGCCGCTTGTCACACACCACTCCGGCCGCTGGCTGCTTCAAGGTCACGCTACGAATCCCCGTTACGTGCAACGCGGCGTAGATGGCCGACAGGGGCAACTGCCCCTGCAGGCGGCGTGCCTCTGCAATGGCTGCATCCAGGCCGGCCCGTGCGGTGGCTTTCACCACGTCAGGGTCTGGCCCTTCTTCAATCTGCAGTTCGGCCTCCACCTTGAACTCAGCCGGTAAACCGACGGCCACGCGGGGCCGGTCGGTAATCGGCCGTACTTCCTCGGCCGACAAGGCGGCTTTGACTTTGGCCACCAACTGGGCCACCGGCGTGGTGCTGGTGAGGCTGGGCAGGATGGCCAGCGACACGTCGCCGGGCAGCGGATTGGCCAGGCCAGCGTCGTAGTCGCAGACCAAGACAATGGCCCCGGCCGGCAGCTGCGCCCGTACCTCGGGGGCAAGCTCCGCACCGACAAACCGGGGCGAATCGACCGACACGTTGGTCAGCTCAGCCGATGCGCTCAGCCCGTGATACTCATAGGCCCCGCTGCTGCCGGCCACTGACAGCGCCTCAAGCGACAGCCGCGTGCGGTAGCGCAGCGCTTCGTCGCCTTCCATCACCGCCTCAACCGGCGGCACCGCATCCGGGTCAGCCGGGCGAATGGTCAGTTTCTCCACGCCGTAGTCAGCGGCGCGGTTCACCAGGTCGTTACCCTTGGCAAAGGCCAGCAAGCTCGCCTTGGCCGCCGCGTTGACCCGCGCACGCGTGAGCATTTCCCGGTAGGCCATGACCTCCATCAGCTTGACCACCGGATCGGACTCCAGCGCCGCTGTCCATTGGTCCTTCATAAACTCGCGGAAGATGCTCAGTGTTTCCTGATACAGCTCCTCGAAATCCACGCTCTCCACCACGTCGGGCGGGGGTAGCAGGGAAAGGTCGATCATGCGGTTACCTCCATGACGGCAGAGCTGCCCAGGCACTCGCCGGTCAGTGTCATGCCGATCTGTCCGTCAAGCACCGAGGTGACTACCACCCGTTCCAGCCTCAAGCGCGGCTCCCAGCGACCCAAGGCGCGGGCCACCTCGGCCTGCACCGCGCTTTTCCACCCTTCATTGACCGGCATGTCGACGTAACGCCGCAGCTTGCTGCCGTATTCCGGCCGCATGCGGCGGCTGCCGAGTGGCGTGGTCAAGATGTCTTCGATGGATTGGCGCAGGTGATCAAGGCCCGAGATAGATTCGCCGGTGCGGCGATCCAGGCCGATCATGGTCAGCCGTCCAGGCGCTGCAGCTCAGGGTGATCAGCCAGGAACGCCACCGCCTCGGCGTCGTCGGCCGGCACGCTGACATGCTTGGCCACTACCTTGAATTCACGCAGGCCCTCGCCCTTGGCCAGATACAGCGAGCGCGAGGTGTAGACGGTGTCGGCGAAAGTGACTTGTACCGATGCCTTGGTTGCAGCCAGAGCAGCCACAACGGTCGCGTCAGTTGCCTCCGAGGCAGCCGCTTCATCGGTTGAAACAGTTTTTTTGTCAGCCATAAGGCGTTCTCCAGATATGAGAAAGCCCGCGAATGCGGGCTGTCAGTGCTTGTGATTTGCCGTGTTACCGGCGGTGTCGATGATCATCCCGCCGCCGTTGATATCGCCCGTTACGCGTAACGCGCCCTTGATCAGCACGTTGCCCTCCAGGGTGATCGATGGTGCCTTGACCGTGGCGGCCTGCGCCTCGGCCGTCAGCGTCGTGGTCTTGGCGCTGATCGTGTCGTCGGTAATCACCGCCTTGGTGCTGCCGACCTCGATGTTGACCGTGCCCGTGGGCAGCTTGATGGTGTAGCTATTGGCTTCCCAGTCGTAGACCAGCGAGCCACCATCATCGAAACGCCACACCTCGACATGGTCGCGGTTGTCCGGCTGCGGGCCGGCATTGCCGTACAACCCCGGCACAAACGTGCCCTGGGCAGGGTCACCGCTCGGGCTGATCAGCGCGCCCTGCTCGCCCAGGCTGGGCGAGCGCCAGTGGCGGGCCTTGCCGGCAGCCAGGGCATGCCACCTCACCCAGGCACTGACCCAGTCGGTACCATCCGACATCCGCAGTTTGCCGGCGACCAGATCCACGGCCACGACATACCCCTTGATCACCTGGTCGGACAGCATCCGGTCATGCTGCGCAGTCGCGTAGCTCATTCCATGGCCTCCGGATGCTGGTAGTGCTGCTCCTTCCCCTCCCCGCTGTCCGGGTCGAAGGCGAACAGCACTGGGCCAGGCTCTCGGGGCCACGGCCACTCTTCCTCTCCGAGGTAGATCACTTGGGTCCACTCAACCACCCAGACTGCGTAACTATCGAGCTCGGGCCGGCTCCAGTCCCGCTCGGCCCTTACGAACTGAGCAAATTCAACCGCCAAGCCCCAGGACTGCATTCGCAGCAGGACCGCCAGCTGTGCCGCAGCAAAAGCGACCACATGCAAGCAGTTGGGCACCTCTGCCCCAACGATCACACGCGCCTCGAAGCGAGCATCGACGGCAGTTTCACCCGTACCAGGATCTTTGTCCGCACTCTCAAGGCCAGCCAACTCCAGCACTACCGCTGGCATCGGCACGACCTCAATCCCGTCCGGCATGGTGCCAACATAGGCGAGCCCGGGGATGGCTTCACTTATGTGCTGCTCGATCGCCGCGTAGATCCCAGCGAGAGGTATTGGGTCATCAACCATTGCTTGTTCTCCGCAAGTACTTCTGCAATTCAAAGTTCAGCTCTTGCTCAAGGACCACCGTCAACCGTTCGTGAGCCCGATTAGTCCAGGCTTCGAAGTGAGGTCGAACGTCATCGAGCGAGATCTTTGCCTTAGCGAGCGGGAAGCGGCTGTCGTTCTCCGAAACCCAGCCGGACCGCCGCCCACCCCCACCGGAGACTTCGCTATCCGGATAATCGGCAGCATCGAAGTGCTTGCTGGCTGTGCGAATCCAGATATCGGGTTTGCCCCCGTATACCTGCCTGTAGAACGCCCCTTGGTACCGACGCCCAGCCACCGACACACCGGTCCGGGTTTGCCGAGGACGACCAGCGCGACTGGCTTCGATTGGGCGGATACCGAACCACAGCTTGCCTTGCCCATTGCTTCCCATCGGAAAAGCCTTGAGCCGCTGTCTCACCGCAGCAATGGCGATTCGCTCTTGCCTCCCCACCTCACGCGCAACTTGCCCGCGAAGCCAGCGAAGCGTCTTGTTAATCGCTCGTCGTTGAGCTGCAGCCATGGCCTTGGGGACCAGCTTGGCAAAGTCCTCAAAGCCTTTGACGTCTTGCGGGCTCATCTGCAGGGTCAACAACCCCGCACTGGCTGACACCTTGTGATAGCTGCCGACACTCATGGTGTTTTCCTCAGAACGAGCGTTACCAGGCCGTCGCCGCCAGGCTCTATGCGCGTGATGATGTAGTTGCCACCACCGTCCTCAGGCGGCAGATCGACCACCATGCTCTGCCGCGTATCGACACCCGCGTTGTCACCAACGCGGATGACCAGGTGCGGCTCGCGCAGGCCGGTATTGATCTGGCCGAGCTTGGGCTGTAGCCACGGCGCCGAGAACATTCCTAGAACCTCGCGACCTTCTATATGCGCGAGATCGCCGAGGACATCGAACACCACCTCATCCACGTCATCGATCAGGTCACGGAAGGCCATGATCAGGCGGTCAGGCGGATGACTGCACGGGGACGCGTGCAGATGTGCAACGGGTTGGACTGAGCCTCACCCGCAACCCCCTTACCGAAGGGCACCTCCTCCAGCTTGCTGTAGTACGGCAGGCCTTCGGTGTTGACGGTCTCCATGTAGTCTGCCGGCGCATAGACCGACAGGAACAGTTCAGAAACCCCCTCGGGCACCAGGCGCGCTTCATCGTCAGGGACGAATGGAACACCCGCTACCTTGCCCCGGTAACGCTCCCAGCTGATACCACCGAACTCGAACGTTTCACGCCCGTCGCCACGAAGCGCTGCGGCCTGCTGGCTACCTTTGTAGGTATCGACAACCGATGAATGGGCGATGAGTTTCTTCCAGAAGGTCTTGCCGCAGAAAGCGCGGGCGCCGGTGGTGGTCACGTTGCCGAGAGCATCCTCTTGCATGTCCAGGGCGTCCACGCACTGCACCTGAATGTTGGCGTTCGGGTCATTCAGCCCCATCGACTGCTTCTGCTGCGACACCCCGAAAACCTTGTAGATGTCCAGCAGCACTGAAGATCCATCTGCGTCGAGCACCTTGCCGTTGATGGCCCCCATCCGATGAAACTCGTGAGTGGCATCCAGTTGGCGTTTCGCCTTGGCCAGACGCTTGTTGACCACATCCTGTACGGCCTGCAGCTCCGTCAGCGTGCCGAACGCGCGAATACCCTGGATCTCGTCCGCCTTGATCGCAAAGCGCTGTGGCAGGTGAACGGTATTGAACGGGATCAGCGTGCGCTTGCTACCACCCACCACCAGGCCGGAGGTGCCGCGCTCCCCTGCCGGCACCAAGGCGAGCGTGTCACCGTCTTTCTCGATCTGCACGGTAAGGGTGGCGACACCCTCCTCCTGGAACAGGCCTAGAGCCGCAAGGCGCCCTGGCACATACTCCTGATTGTTAATAGCAGCGGTCAGGGCTGCGACGCCGAAAGCGTCGTCTTGGAAAATGGCAATCTCAGCCATGAGGTACTCCAAAAAGTAAGAACCCCGCTCAGGGCGGGGTTGGGGTGAAAGAGAGTCGGGTCAGCGCAGAATGATGAAGTGCGCTGCCAATGCCTGTTCCGCATCGGCGTCGATGCCGGTCAGCAGAGCCTCACTGACCTCGGCCAGCCGCACCACCGCACGGCCGCGCCGAACGGTTTCGGACTCGCCGAGAGAGGCATAGAGAATGCACACGGCTTTTTCGCTGCCGTCTTCTGCAGCGGGGTCGTAGGCAGTGAATTCGCTGCTGGCCGTTACAAGGCCAAGCACTTGGCCAGCGACCATTCCAGGACCGGCAGCGACATTGATGGCTTCGCGAGAGATCTTTCCCGGCCCCTCGGAAAGCAGGAACTCACCGGTGTGAACCGGCTCCTGGCGGATGTTACTCATGGTCGTGCTCCTTTATTGGCGGCCTGCCGGCGGGCAGCCCAGATGCTGGATGGATTGGGTAACTGCGCCTTGACCTTCTCTGGCTCGTCATCGGCCGGTGGCAGGCTATTGTCGATCTCAAAACCCTTGCCGGAGCCGACCAGCTTCTCGAACAGCCGAGCCCGCACCGCATCAGGCTCCAAGCCGGCCTGCACAAATTCAACGGTAAGCTCCGGCAGCCGAGCAGCTACGCAGAGATCGCGGACCCCCTTCGCACGCGTCAAGGCCGCCTGCACCGTGGCCTTGTCGGCCAGTTTGGTGGAGGCGATCAATGGCTCGACCAGGTTGCTGATACCCGCCTTGGCGCAGTCCTGGGCGATCATCAAGGCCAGCGCAGCAGAGTCGCCAGGGTCAGCCGCTGGCGGGTCAGGCGGTGTTGCCGGCTGGCCGCTCGCTGCCTCCGGGTCGGCCAATTGATCCAGCAGCGCCTTGGGTGTCTGACGGTAGCGCTGCATCGCTGCGCCTTGGCCAAGACACGCCTTGACCTCGACCCCGTTGCCCACTTCGTCAGCCAGGCCCAGCGCGAGGGCTTCCTGCGCAGTCAACCAGGTTTCATCGTTGACCATACGCCGCAGCTCAGCATCGTCGATGCCCGGCGCCTTGGCCTTGTATGCCGCGATGATCGCCTCGAAGGTTTGGTCGAGGACGTCAGCCACCCGGCGCAAGTCCTCGGCATCACCGCTGGTCCAGGTCCACGGGTTGTGCACCATCAGCATCGCATTCGAAGCCATCACCAGGCGGTGGGCGCCGCACGCAGCGACGCTTCCAGCGCTGGCCGCCAGAGCATCAACACGCGCGGTGCAGCGCTCACCCAACCGGTTTAGCGCGTTGTGAATAGCCAACCCGTCGAACAGATCGCCACCGATAGTGTTGAAGGCCACCACCACCGGTGAAACGCCGTCATCGATCGCCTTAAGGTCCTGAATGAACTCGTTCGCGGTGATGCCCCAGCCCCCGATCTCACCGTAGATGTAGATCTCGATGGGAGTGGTATCGGCCTTGGCATCGCCCTGCCCCTCAGCCGCCGCGCTGATCTTGTACCAATGCTGGTCTTCGATCTGCTGCACCGAGGGCGCCTTGTTAAAGATGCGAAACGGCATCAGCTTTTTCATTTCTTCCCCTTGTCGCCAGACTCATCAGGGTCATCCTCGACGGCCGGCAAGCTGCTGTAGTTGAGGCCCAAAGCCTTCGCCCGGGCGATATCGGCGGCGTTCTCTTCGTCGACCACCTCCGCATCCGTACCGTTACGCAGGCACACCTCACTGCGCGATGCGAAGCCCGCGGCGATCTCCATGCTGCGCGACTGGACATCCTGCACCGGATGGATGTAAGCCCAGCCCTGCGGTACCCAACGTGTACGGTGGTACTCTCGGCGGCGCTGTGCGTAGTCAGGGAGGTCGAGCGCACCGGCGAGCACAGCCATGTCCATCCAGGCTTTACGTACCGGCCGACAAAGCTGATGTACGTACACCTGGAACTGGAGCTGCTCCAAGCGTCGACGGAACTCGGTCAGTACCACCCGGATCGCGCGGTCGTTCACGCCTTGCATGTCGCCAGTCATGAGTTCGTAAGGCAACCCCGAGCCAGCGGCAGCGGCCATCAGCTGCTGCCGCATGAAGTCGGGGTAGTTGTTGCCGGCGTCCGGCGGGTCCGAGAACTCGACCTGCTCACCAGGCAGCAGCTCCTGCATCGTGCCGGGCTCCAGCCCTACCATCGGGGTAAAGCCGTCTCGGTCGTATCTGACCGGCGCCCCGGTAAGCGGGTCGAGTTGCGGCGGGCCGTCCGGGGCTGGCTTGCGAACGAAGCCGGCAAACAGGTTGGCGACCTCTTGCCGGAACAACACCGCGTCGTCGAAGTTATCCAGGCTACGCAGACGCTTCAGGACCGGCGCCAAGCGCGGTACGCCGCGCAGTTGCCCGGGCTCCAAGGGCTCAAAAACATGCAGCATTTGCTCAGCCGGAATCCGCACCAGCTGGTTGTAGCCCATATTGAGAGAGGACTTGTCGCTGGGATGGTTGCGGTAGCACCAATACGCCACGCGCCGGCCCAAGGCGTTGAACTCGATACCGGCCCGAATGACATTGCCGAAACGGGTCATCTCGAACTTGTCATGGGGGACAAACTCTGGCGATAGGCACTGCAGCTGCAACGGTACCGCGTAGCCGTCCTCCAGCCGGCGCGGTCGCAGACGAATGAAGCACTCGCCCGACTGCTCTACCGTACGGGCCACCAGCGCCTGCAGGCCATAGAAGTCCGTGAGCTGATCGGCATCAGCCTCATCAACCCAGTCCTCCCACAGCTCTTGCATCACCTTGCGGACCGCCTTGTCGAGCAGCCGAGGGTGCGGCGTGATGCCGGTACCGATCAGGTTGCTGACACGCTTGTCGATGACGTTGGCGGCGTAGGGGTCATTGCGCACCGCACTGCGGGAGCGGGACCGCAGGTTACGCAAGGCCGGCATGATCAAGCTGTTCACGCCGGTATCAGGCGCATCCCATCCTGATGAGCGCCGTCCCTCGGCGGCGCCTTCGTAGCTGGCCTTGATCCGCTCGGGCACCAAGATGCCAGAACGTCCGAGGGACAAGTAGCGTCCGCTCACAGCCCCTTGCCTCCGTGGAATACGCGCACTACGCGCGAGCGCGGACCGGCGGCATTCGTCAGCTCCGTGCGGATCAGGTCGCGAGCCTTGATCAGCTCGTCCACCGTTCGATACTCGACGGTGCGATCCGAGTAGCGAACGATCTTTTCACCGCGCGCAATCGCCCGCTCGACAGCGTCGAGGTGTGCTTTTGTGTAAGCCATGTCAGCGTCTCTTCAGGTAGCCGCTGCTGGAGCTGCGGCGTTGCATGGGTTGGGGCGCGGCTCGTGGCGCCAGCGCCGGCGGTGGTGGCGGATCGTTGCGCTTGACCGGTACAGGTGCAGGAGCAGGTGAACCGACCTCGTCGTCCTGGTGGTCATCAGGCTCGCTGGCCGGGGGCCTGGCTGGCTCCGGTTCGCCTTGCTCGAACAAGTTGGCCTGCGCGAGCGCCTGCCGCAGCTTGTCCCAGTCCTGTTCGCCATAGCGGTGCAGGCCGAGGAAGTAGGCCATGGCCAGGTTGTACACCATGAGGTCCAGCGCCTCGTTGCGCTCGGCCTTGCTCTTGACCCATTCGAACCGTTCGTGCCCCTTAACGTAGCGGACGACCTTGCGTTCGGCGACGCACTGCTGGAAGAACTCGTCGGGCAGGTCCTTGGCGAAATGCAACGCACCAGGTCCCTTCTCGAAGTTGTAGCGGTTGTAGATCCAGTCTTTCGCCGTGTCGGTACCAACGATCCAGAGCTCGGCACCGTTGCGCTCGGTCTGCCCCTTCCAGGTGACATCCACTTGTGACGGGCGCTGGGCGATCACAGCCTTACCCGGCTTGCTCGCACCCTTGAGCGCGAACACGTTGCGCCAACGGCGCACACGGGTGAACTGGTAGACCTCATGCGTATGGTGACCGCCGGAGTCGATGCCTGTGGCAAGGATTGCCAGGCTCACGCCGCAAGGATGCCGATACCGAGCTTTCAAACGGTCATCCAGCAACGACCAAGTGCGCTCATCGGCCGGATCGCCAGGGATCACCTGGTGATCGACCACCCAACGCTCCATGCCGGTGCCCCAAGCCATGACCATCATTTCCAGGCGGTTGGCCTGAACGTCGACGGATGCCGTCAGCGAAAGCGCCCCGACGGGCAAGGTACCGAGTACGTAGTCTTCTTGCAGCGCGCGTGCCTGCAGCACTTCGGCCTTAGTTTGCTCAATCGCACTGTCCCACACCTCGGCTAGGCGAGTGTTGTAGAAAACCTGCATGGGGTACAGATTGCCACGGCTCTGAGCGCGCTTAGCTTCTTCGTATTCCCTAGCAAGCGTGGCCCATGACTGCCACCCCAGCGGGGCATAGAGCGCATTGAGGTGAAAACTCACCGTTTCGCCATCGCCCTGCGCATGAGCGCGCCATTCGCCTTGAGCCAGCATTTCGGCCTTGTGGTGCTCCTCGATGAGCACATCACAGTCAGGCCCAGCGCACTGGTAGTGCGCGGTGCTGAAATCGGCCGAGTACAACAGCCGTTCCCACGTCAGCACCTGCATGTGCCCACAGTTTGGGCAAGGGACGTAGTAGTGCCGCTGGTCCCCCATCATGTAGAGGTCATCGATTCGCGACATACCCTTGATGAGCGGAGAGCTGGAAAAGTAGAACTTGGCGTTGCGGCCAAACGTACTGCCCCGTGCCTCGGCCAGTTTGATCGGATCACCTTCCTGGTTAACGTCCACCTCCCAGCGATCTACCTCATCGCCATACACATACCGAGCCGACAGCTCAGATAGGTTGGCAGCAGAACCGGCTGTAGTGGCAAACAATGCGCCACCATCGAATTCCTTTGTGTCCAAGGTATTACGGGAGTCTCTGGAACGAACTGAAGCCACACGCGCCTTCAGTTCTGGTACTGAATCAATGGTCTTGCCAATTCGTGAAGACACCCGCTTCGCCAAGCCCCCGGTGGGCAGTAGCGTCAAGATGTTGGCCGGAGCCATATGGATCAGCGCTCCGATCCAGTTCAGGGCGATCTGCGTTTTCATCAGCTGCGAGGCGATTTTGGTCACCACCCGCTTGCACGGGTGAGCGGGTGACAGACAGCGCATAGGTTCTCGGGCATACGGCGTACGCGCGGTGCGGTACTTGCCAGGCTCAGCGGCACCGGTACCACGCGGGATTCGCATGTACTCATCTGCCCACTCGTCGACCCATAGATCAGGGTCGGGCGTCAGCCCCCGGCAAAACGCTTCGCGGTACACCTCGGCACCGTCTGCGTATCCGGTGGGCATAGGCTCAGCTCTGTTTAGTGGATTGTTTCTGGCCAATGGCCTGTTCAAGGTCGGCGCTGTTCATGTTGGAGGCTTCGGTGAACACCCGACGAAAAGTGTCAGTGAGGTGTCTCTCAACTTCCCACAGGTCGCTCATCCCAACCACTTCGCCAGCTAGCTGTGGAGCTAGGCTGAAGAACTGCTCGCGAAGCATCCTCCCAGCAGCGAACGCGGCGTCTTCGACTGCGGCACGATCGACGAGGCCACCCCGGACTTTGTAGAACTCGGTCTCAGCCAGACCCGCTAGGTAGAACTCGCGATGCGCCTTCGATCGCTGGAAGTTTGGGCCTCCGCTCGGCGCGTGATCCGTTGGCTGCACCGCAGGTGTGTCGGCGCCGTGCTGGATGTGGGCCCGGACGTCCCGCTCGATGCGGTTTTCTTCATGCCGAGCCGCGACGGCTGCTTTGGCCGGATCAGCTGTTTCCTGAATCTTGGCCTCGGTAGCCAGCACATCCACCAATTTTCCATCGGGTGAAAGCACCAAGCGGCCGTTGTCTTTCAACCAGGTGATGTAACTGGGTGATCTCCCTATGCGAGCAGCGAAGGCGCTCTTTGACAAGAAGTTCGGATCCGTCATGAGCCCTCCATTTCAATGGTATTTCAACGAATAACCTTTCAATTTCAACAGGTTGAATTTCAGTAAGCTGGCGACCTGTCCGCTAGCGAAGAGCCGCGGGTTTCCTGCCCCGTACCCCGGCCATACCGCCAGGGTCCCCCGCCCCACCGGGGCTGCCGGTCGGATCACTGACCAGTTTCGCCGTTCCGGGGCGGCACTTCGCAGACGCCCAGGCGCTTGGCCACCCAACGCTTATACAAGCCGATGGCAACATCCGCACCAGCTGTGGCCGTGAGGCAACCGATGGCGCTGGCCGACCACATCGACATGCCCGCCGAGTACAGCAGCATGATGGTCGACAGTCCGCATACGACGCAGGCACCGGAGCGCAGCAGCACCTGGCGGAAAATGAACCAGCCGCTAACGCCGGCCATGTCGGCCCGCCACATCTCGCCTGACACCCCGCCGACCAGGGACAGGAAGATCACCAACCAGATTGGCATCTCAACTAACGCTTGCTGCTCGCTGTTCATCGAATCCCCCAAATGCAAAAACCCCGGCGCCAGGGCCGGGGTTTTCAGTGTTTGGCGGGCCGCTTTGTGCGCCCGCACGTCTCGAAGATGGGTACTTTTTACAGGTCGATTCCGGTGGCAGCAAGCGAGTTTTAATGCCACCCGGCAATAAGTGGTAAACGTCCGGGGAATGTCTGTCGAATGTCGGAGGAATACACCTTCCCGGCTTAGCTTCACTTTGGTGCTGCCCCATAGGTCCCAAAAGGGGTGGTGACGGTGGGACCTGTGGAGCCCTTTAAAATCACGGGCTGTCCCACTGTCTAACTGTTTTTAACCTTTCCCCGTGTAAAGAGAGAGATTAAAAGCACGCTGCGCGCAACGCGCGCGTGATGCGCTGCACACGCCTATGTGCGCGCCTTCGTGTGGATGGTGGGACGGTGGGACAGCCCGCGACCTGCGCGGGCTTGAGCTAGGCTGACCTGCATAAAACGCGGCAGGACAGCAGCGGGACGGTAGGACCGTGGATGGCGAATCATGCCGCTCGCCCCAAGAGCAAGCCTGCGATACAAACGTGCGCCTCATGTAAGCGCTTGTAGTAGGTATCCCGGCTACACCCACAGTGCCGGTACTTTTGGTACAGCTCGCTGTCGGCGTTACAGTAGTGCTCACGAACCACCAGGTAGAGCTCCGGTGCCAGATGCTTGTTCACAATGATCTCGATGTCCGCAGACTCGTCCAGTAGCACCTTGCTGCCTCGGGTGCCACGTACAAGGTCACCCTTACACTCGATCAACAGGCCGAGCATGCTACCAACACCGCCCGCCGAATGACAGGGCTCCGGCGCATGGAGCTCCTGAGCCCACAGTTTCAGCATCTCGTCTATGTGCTTGATCAAAAGCACTCCTCCTTCGGCTGCGTGGACTGCTCCAAGGCGCTGCGCCCCCAACCATCAGGCTTCTGATATGCCCAAGGGCGCTTACCGCTCTTCGGCAGCGCAGCCAGCCGGCGACGCCGCCAACCTAGGCGGTGCATGATCGATCCCACCCGCATCTGCTCAGGCTTGCCCCAGTGGCCAGGGTCAAGGTTCAATGCCTGCCCCAACACTTCGCTTCCGGTGACCGTCTCGCCGGCCTGGGATTCCTCCAACCATTTCAGGATCGGTCCCTCCCATTCATCCACCACGAAGCGCTCTTCCTGCTCCGCAGTGAACAGTTCTTCCTCCTCACGGGTAACCCACCAGATATCACCGGCTTGGTAGCAGAACATGGCCTCAGCCCACAGCTGATCGCGAACTCGACGCAATGCCTCTAGGTCCACCTTGACGCACGCGACCGGCCAATAGCGCCGGTTACCGGTAGCGTCCTTGAGGTATTCATCTTGGTTAGTGGTCCCCGCGAAAACACACTGGCGTGGCACGTCGCTCGTTCTTCGACCATAGCTTTCGCGGTAGGTATCGATGGAGGCCGAAAAGAACTGCTTGGCCTTGGTGCTCTCAGCCTTGTTGAAGCTGTCCAGCTCACCCAGCTCGACGATCCACTTACCCCGGATGGCCTGAAACGCGTCCTTGTCCCCCAGGGTGAACGGTGTATCCATGAACCAGTCGCCGCCCAGGACGCCCAAGGCCGAGGACTTGCCCGCGCCCTGCGCACCTTCGAGGATCAGCACCGCGTCCGCTTTACAGCCGGGCTTCATCACCCGTGCCACCGCCGATATCATCCAGCGCTTGCCCACCTTGGAGCTGTATTCATTCCGAGGGACACCGAAGATCTCATGCAGCCAGCGCTCCAGGCGCGGCACACGATCCCATTCGAGCTTGGCCAAGTAGGTGCATACCGGATGGAAGGCGTTGTCGTGCGCGACGACACTGACCGCTTCGACCACATGAGAGGCCTTCACGCGCAGGCCCTGCTGAGCCAACCACTTCATCACGCGCATGTCGTCGATGTCGCTCCACTCCCCCGGCACACCGCCATAAGGCGCTGCACGAAGGCGCATGATCTTGGAGCTGAAGGCGTTGTAACCGATCACCCCGCTCCAGCGCTCATCATTGGCCAGGATCAGCTCAACGTTCTGCATATGGGCGATCAAGGCACCACTCTCGGTCCTGGCTAGCATGTCCTTCCAGCCACCGGTAGCCGGTGGTTTGATCACTGCCGTGACTTGCCGGCGAACGGCCTCAAGGCCTTCAGCGCAATGCAGGTCGTTGAAGTCGGTCCACTTAACCTCACGCTCAGCCGAGAAGATCGGGCCGACCACCTGGCCACCCACAACCACCGCAGCATTGTTGGCCTTTTCCTCACCAGGGTTCCAGGGTTCGCCCGTCGGCCGCTTGGTCTTCCAGTCGTCATCGCGGCAGATGATGATGGACCGACCAGGGAAGCGTTCACGCATATGCTTGGCGACCGCCATCAGGTTGCCCGCATCGAAGGCAATGGCCACCGCCTGGGAGGTCGCCATGTGCAGGCTAGCGCCGGTGGCGTAGCCCTCACACACCAGCACAGGCTCACCGGGCTCAGGATGGCCACCAATCATGTGGAAAGCACCATCCTTGGCCATGCCATGCGGCCAGTAGGACTTGTCCCGCCCCGTATCCTCTTGGACAGCCGGGAAGATCACCTGCAGGCCGACAATGGCGTCCTGGGAATTCTGCATCGGAACCAGCACCGCGCCCGACCTCGGCGCATAACGGACGCCGAAACCGACAACCTGCTTTCGATCCAGGTAGGCGCTACGCCCCTTTTCGGGCATACGCTTGAACAGCGCTTCCGCACGCTTGGCCGCACGGCGTGCAGCGTTCGCGGCGATCTCGGCAGCACGCCGTTTGGCGTCAGCCTGCCGGGCGCGCATCACTTCACGCTCGTCCGGGGTCAGCCCTCGGCCGTCGGTCTTCACCTTCTGCGTTTCGCCCAGGCGCCAATCGCCAAAGCTTCCGAAGATCAGGGTTTGCCCCTTCTCGGCCAGATGCTCATGCAGGACATACCAACCGTTCTTTTCCTTGCCCTTGTCATCCTTGGTGCGGCAGCGGGTCAGCTTGCCGAAGACCAAAGGCTGGTCAGGCTGCAGGCCGTAGTCATGCAACTGATCAAGAACCTTATCCAGCATAGCGAGCCCCTTTCTTCTCGAAGTATCCCTGGCATTCGATGCAGCGCTGGCAACCTTGCACAGCTAACCGGCGCGGCTCAGGGATGGAGCCCCCACAACCAACGCAATCTTCCAGTGACTCACACTTGGGCGCAGGCAAGCGTGCCGACAGAACCAAGTCCAGGTGCCATTGGGCGCGATCATTCGCCAGATCTGCGATATCAGCCACGGTGAGCCCCCCGAGTGGTCTGGTTGACGTACTCGGCACGGCGATACATGCCGAGCAACCCCTGGATGCCCCGGAACACCTGATTCTGGATCTCAGCCAGTTCCTGATCGTCGACCTTTCCATCACCGATGCTGCGGGCCCAGGTTTCGGCCAGATTGGCGACCTGCCGGAAGAACTCGGCAAGGCCCATCGTCAATGTTTCAGGAATGTCATGGGTATAGGCATCAGACAGCTCTTGCCAGATGGTGTCGCCAACAAGGGCGTGGATCGAGTCAAGAATGCGCGGGTCTTTGGTCAGCTCCAGGATCTCACTGAATTCTTGAACGTTGACGATATGAGTGGGATGGGTAGGAGACAGCTTGTGCTGGAGGGTAGTGGCATTACGGCCGGTGGTGGCGGCAATGGCGGCAGCACCGCCTGTGTAGTCCCGCACAGCGTGGTACAGCGCGAGTTCGAGCGGTAGCACTTCGCGCTTGGCGCGCTCAATGCAGCTCATTGCAATTCGGCTCATGGCGTTGGTCCTTGTCGGTAGCCAGTGCCTGCGGCGTGTTGTGGTGAAACCAGCACCGCATAGCGTTGTAGGTGTGCAATAGCCGGCCCATCACGGGCAGAAACGGCCTCAGGCCGGGGCGGCGCTCCATTGACCAGCCCCGGCGATACAACCACCTCCCGTGGTGAAGGAGGTGACACCCAGGCTCCCTGCCTGGGCGTTACGATCAAGGTGAGTGGACCTATGTGGTGTGTCCGACTACCTATCACGCGACCCAGCAGCATCGTGGTGCTACTGCTGGGCGGTGCGATCAAGGCAAGCAGACCTATGTGGTGTGCCTGCTTACCTATCACGCAGCCCGGCAGCATCGTGGTGCTACTGCTGGGCTTTGGAGGCGATCACTCGCCTCCCTTTTGGCGCATGGCATTAAGCCACTAAAGCTGCCAGTGCCAACGACGAGCGGTGGTGTTACACTCGCCGCGTGGCTCGCTAAGAGCCATTGCCAGTGATGTCGCCCGACTATCACTGGCACCCCGCCGCCCTATCTGTGGTGGAAAAAGGCGGCATCCCAGGCACTTGTGCCTGGACCCCCGGGTTCAAGGACCGTTGTTTCGTGGTGTGCGCCACATCCTTGAACGCGGCCCGGTAGCACTGTGGTGGTGCTACTGGGGGAAACCAGGCGACCTTCGGGTCGCCTTTTTTCTATATCGGTCGCTGCTTTTGAGGAGCCGCCACTTCAAGCAACCAGGAAGCGTCAAATGGATTGCCTTTTTGCTCAGCAGCAATGGCTAAGCACTCTGCATAATTTGTCTCGCCGGTGTAATCCGTCCTGGGCAAAGAGCCAGCTAAACGCCATTTATTCAAAGCCTGGTAGCTCCTCCCGCACACCTTGGCAGCAGCACCGATACCTCCTACTGCTTCAAAAGCGAACGCTATCGCATTCGGAAAATCTTCGGGCCGCAGCATTACAATCTCCTTTATCAACCCGGAGTTGATATTATAGATCAACTGACTATTGCGCAAGCTCTGTGCAACCATCAACCCATGGTTGATAAAAATGAGCTGCGCGCGGCCTTTAGCGCACGACTACACGAAGCCCTCGATGATGCTGGCGTTAGAAGCCGAGGCAGAGGTGTCGACATCCACAAACATTTGAAGCATGTAGGAGTTGAGAAAACGACTCAGGCCATCAGCAAATGGCTGAATGGCGAAGCAATCGCGGAAGCTGACAGCATGACGGCGCTTTGCGCCTGGCTAAACGTGCGCCGCGAATGGCTGGAGTATGGGGTACTCCCTAAAGCTCAGGAGACGATCAGCAAATCTCATCAGCTCCAGGTCGGTGATCAATCCAACGTGAGTGGAATGCTAGGCCGCTTTGGGAAAGTCCCCCTGATTTCCTGGGTACAAGCAGGCGCATGGTGCGAGGCCATTTCCAACTTCGAGCCATACCAAGCAGATAGCTGGTTATCATGCCCCGTTCCCATCAGCGATAGCGGGTATGCCCTGAAAGTACTTGGAGACTCAATGACGAACCCCGGCCCCGGGCGTAGCTATCCAACCGGGTGCATAATTTTCGTAGACCCTGAGGTTGAGGTACATACAGGCGATCGCGTCATTGCAAGAGTGCCACGGACCAACGAAGTGACCTTCAAGGTGCTGGTAGCTGACGCCGGGCGCCAATACCTCAGACCTATCAATCCCCAGTATCCAATCATAGACATCACCGAAGAAACTCACATCTGCGGTAAGGTAGTGGGGTCCTTCATACCCGAATGAATCCTCTGAAAATCAACCAAAATCATTTTTAGGTTGACATAAAACAACCACAGGTTGATATTTGCCTCACTCATCTACCACAGAGTGAGGCAAGACCATGCACACCACCGCATCACTGCACGTCCATCCGGCCGCTGCATCCATCGATCTGATTTTCGAAATACGCCGCCTGGCCAAGCAATACGGCTGCGCGTTTGGCACCACCAAGCGCTCGACGGCTAGCCTTAGCAAAGGGGGGGCACAATCTGCCCACCCCTGCAGCCGCCCAACGACTCCTAATAACGGAGGGCACGCGGCGTGAACCACCCCATCCATCACACCTTTGAAAGCCACAATGTGCGCCTGCTCGTTATGCAGGGCGAGCCATGGTTCGTGGCAGCTGACGTTTGCCAAGCGCTGGCAATCCGCAACAACCGCGACGCCATCGCCCGCCTGGATGAAGATGAGAAGGGTGTCGCCAATACCGACACCCCGTCCGGACGCCAGGAAATGAGCATCATCAATGAGTCCGGCCTGTTCTCACTGATCCTCACAAGTCGCAAACCGGAGGCCAAGCGCTTCAAAAAGTGGGTGACCGGCGAAGTACTGCCGAGCCTACGCAAACACGGTTCGTACTCCATTACCGCCACCACCGAAGTGCAGCCACCGGCGACCATGGCCGAACATATCGAAGCCGACCGCATCGTCAGCGCAGGCCGTGTGTTCAACACCATGTTCCGTACTGGTCGAGTCATCGGAATGAACCGCCGCATGGCCGCGTCCCGAGCCAACCAAGCCACCCAGCGCTGCACCGGGGTCGATCTGGTTGCCGAACTGGGTGCGAGCGACTGGATCGACAGTGCCGACACCCCTACCCCAAATCGCCGCCAGTACCAACTCCAGCAGCAACTCCGCTCGCACCTGGCCGAAAACGACTGGCCCATAGTGGTAACCGGGCCAGCCCTGATCGAAGCGCTCGGCCTGACTGACGACCGTGCCAATCAGATGGCTATTGGTCAGTGCCTGCCCCTGCTCGGTTATCGTCGTGTGCGCCTGACCGCGAGCAATGGCACTCGCCCGTGGGGCTATGCCCTGCAGCAAACCGCCGTCATCGAGGAGCTGTCCGCATGAGCTACGCACTGAGCCACAACGCTTTTGCCTGTCTCAAGGCACAGACCAACCTGACCGGGCAGTTCACCCACATCCTTCACGACGAATCGAACGGCGCGCGCGCCAAGGCAACGCTGCAGACTGAGGTCTATCTCGACCAGGTCACCGTGGTGATCCGCATGGGCTCGACGGTCAACAGCCTAACCCTGCCGGCGAACAATCTCGCCAGTGCGAGAAAGATCGCGGCACACCTGGAGGGTATTGCCAATGGCAAGGTGGATACCGCCGACATGCCACCAGTCGAGCAAGTGCTCGCTGACGCAGCGTAGGGGGTGGTCATGGAACGCACACTTGCACAGACCGCCAAGCACTTCGGTATCAGCCGCAATGAGTTGATCAGCCGTATGCGCGAGAACGAGCTGCTGAACGAACGCAACCTGCCGCGCTACCCCACCCGAGACCGCGAGTACCTACGGACCAAGGAGGGTAAATGGTTTCACCCCGAAGCCGGGATGCAGTACAGCGAGTCGACACGCGTGAAGCAGGCCGGGATCCCTTGGCTTGCAGAACGTCTCGATCTGCAACTTCCGACACCACCGGAAGACAAGCGCTATGCGGCCTAGGCAGTACGCGGCCCAGATCCTCCAGTTCAAGACCCGTGAGGAGCGCAATGCTGCGCTCCAGGAGGTTCCTGAAGAATGGCGCGACCTGGTACGCAAGCACTGCGAGATCACTTGGCACCACCCGTCACGCCACAAGCTCAGGGAGAGCCCGAAGCCTGATGAGCAATACCAACCAAATCGCGCTGCGCCTGCCGCACGCACCTGATGCAACCACTGTTGAACTGCTGTACCGAACCTTTGGCGATGTGCTCATCCCACTCGACAAGGTGCGCGTGCAGTACTTCCGCAATCTCAACGAAGACACATTTGCCGAACAACTGAAGGTCGGTCGGATCTGCTTGCCCATCACGACACTGGACAACAGCCAGAAAGCCTTGAAGTTCGCCCACATCCGTCATGTGGCCGCCCTGATCGATAGCAGGGCTTACTTGGCGGATGAAAAGCAGTCTCGGCAGCCAGATCAAGAAAAGCAGTAACACCCCAGCAAGGGCCGCCACCACCGGCCCGCACACCACAAGGAGTAAGACCCATGACCACCCAACAGGTCATCGCCCTCATCGTTATCAGCGCGTTCATAGTCGGACTGTATGCCTACGCCTATTTTCTTGGCAGAAAAGCAGGCCGAGCCCACCACCTACACGGCTTGCTTCTTGATCTTCCGTCGAACGCTGCCAGTCGCTTCCCCATCATGGGAATACCACCACAAGTCCTGACCCCGGAGGGAAGCGGGCACGCGACAGCACAGGACTCTAGTGAGGCCACTCCCGCTTCGCTCCGCGAAGTCCGTGCTGTCGACGCGCAAAAAACAAAAAGCCTCTGCTGCGAAGCAGCAGGCATTATTCCCCCCATCAGCAGCCCCGCCGAGGCACTGATACCCCACGACAAGCTGCGCGAGGCACCGCCCGCTGATGCAACGCTAATCGCTAAAAATCGCCCGCACGCGCAGCCTGCCGTGGGGTATACGCACCCATCCGCCGCCAGCTGTATTGAGGCCGCGATGGGCGCAACACTGGCCGAGCAGAACGGTACGTACGCCACCTCCGGGCAGATGGCACAGGCAATTGAGGCCGCCCTGCAGCAAGCCGGGTTCCTGCCCCCTGCTGATCGGCTCTACCAAGGCATGCCGGTGACCAGATCGGACTATGACCTGCTGATCACTGCAGCCGAGACATTGCGCCTGGCCGAAAGGACTTGGAAAGCCCTTCCAGGCACCGAGCCAGGCTGCAAACGGACCTCGCAGCAACAGCAGGACATCCAGGCGCTCGCATTGCGCGTCCACTTCGAGCTGCGCAGAACCCTGGCCATCGGCACAACAGCGGGGAAAGCAGCATGAGCCGCATTCAACACATCATCTTCACCGAGGCCGCGCTGGAGCACGCGCTTTCCGCAATTCGCGCACTTCACGACATGAGCACAGTGCTTATTGCCGCCGATGTGTTCCGGCAAATATCGGAGCTGACGCCCCATCGAGTGACGCCATACGCGGTCTGGTGCGGTCGCTCAGGACTCTATCCGACCAGATATCACGCCGTCGCTAATGGCGAACAGCAGGTTGCCCTAGCCGTAGCGGTCAGTACTGCCTACCAGGTCGACCAAGGGAATGTCATTGCAGCCGAAGAGACAGCGACAGTTGCCCAACGCGAATATTCCGAAACCGTACAGCGCGCCTACCCCATCGGCCGAATATTGCGAGCCGATGTCGGTGGCCACCAGATCACCGTAAAAGTGACCGGTCACGGAGCGTTCTGGTCACGCCCGGGCGAGATCTTTGGCACCAACGTGAAGACCGGCAAAGCCCGCCACTTCCATCACCGCCACGTCTTGGAGGTGTTGCCATGATCGACACCAACCAAATGGCCAGCGTGCCCCGCGAGCTTCTGGAGCAAGCCCTTGATGCCGCCGCTGCCGTCGGCATGCAGGACGTAGCGGACGAACTAGACCGCATCCTCACTCCAACCACCGCGAAAGCAGCCGAGCTAATCGACGTGCTGCCATCAGTCGCTATCGAAGGCGACCAGCTGGTTATCCGCATCACCACCGAGTGCCTCTTACATGCGGTCACTTGCTCACCGGAATGGCCGGTCGACTACAAGGGCGCTCCGATCAGCATCCAGAACGGTCCGCTACTGATACAGGAAATCATCCACGAACTGCAGCGTGAGGACGAGCAAGGCACCAACCAGATGCACCGTATGCTCGACCAAGCCGCCCAGGACGCTATCAACAACGGCAGCGAGGCAGTGAGTTATGACTGAGCGAATCCGGCCACCCATGGCCTCACACAGCCTCGACCTCCCTGCCATCTGCGATGTTTGCGGCAAAGGCAGGTCAACTCGGCGGCACACGAAATGCAGCCAGATCCGCCAGCGCCGGGAGGGTGATAAGTGGGCAGCGTACATGGCCAACGTGGCAGCAAAACGAGTGATGAGTAAACGGACCATATACCGCCGGGGAGATAGCGAATGAAAACTGCAGTGCCCAATCCCACCCTCGTCGGCGCGAAACTGTCAGCGACGGTCAGCACCGGGTTCACAGCCCGGAGCGAGTCAGGCGCCCCTGCTCAGATGGCGATCATTGACGAGCAAGGCAACATTCTCGCAGTCGGAAAAGATGTCGCATGGGCCGCCTGGCGTGTATGCGTCGAGGTACAGGAAAATTTCTGGGAGGGACAAGGCCACCTGGTGGTGCACACCAGCCCGCCCGGCCTCCCAATAGACGACAAGAAGTCAGCGTAAAAATCAGTCTGGGCGGTCGACGCCGGCCGCCCACTTTCCCGACTTCCTCTCTACCCTGAGCCATCGCCGCTGACCCGCCTTGGAAATCAGCAAGACATCGATGTACCAAGCCTTGCGCCCCTCTGGCACTACACCACGCATATAAATCACGATGCGGTCGAAAGTATCGATCATCAATTGCCGAACCTTATCCCGCGCTTCGACCTCTTGCGCCTCGACACCAGCAGCCAGATCCAACCATACCCTCGCATCCGCTGGCCTTTGCCTGGAGGCGATGCCGGCTAATTCTCGCTCCTCCTGATGCAGCTTTGCTTTGGCCGCAGTCAGCTGCTCTTCAAGATCGCGGGCTTTTCGCAGGAACGTAATCGGCAGCACCCCATCGCCCTCACCCAATGCCAAAGCCTCAGTAATCCGGCCAAGCTGCGCTTCGAGATCAACTACGTGTTTTCGCGAGATCATTACCCCTTGCTGCAGATCACCGCTCGGTCCAACGGGCTGCTGTAAGCGCAGCAAGTTCATCTGATCGGAGCAAAATGACATGACCGCCCGCTCGACAGGAGCCACGCTGCAGCTTCCGCCAACATCACACCCCCCTTTGTTCATGTAAGACATGCACATGATACGCCGATGCCCGTCCATCAAGGTTCCATCGGAGCGAACCTTATGCATCACATTTTGCGCAGTCATTGGCGTGCCGCAGTAGCCACAATAGGTAATACCGATTCCAGTCACGACTCCAGGAATGGCGCCCTTTCCTCGTCGACGGCTTCGTTGACCTCGCAGTAGTTGCAACTCGTCGAATTCAGCATCAGTAAGTAGCCGTGGATAATAATCTTTCAGAAGAAAGTTTTCACCGTCGACGGAAATCTGCTTCGCCCCTTTTAAAGCCACCAACTTGATCAAACGATAGATTTGCTGGGGAGAGATTCCGAGATAGGAGGTATCGAAGCCCCGTTCTTGCATCATCGCATGCGCTCGATCAGCACCATGCCCTTCGCGATACTTGTCTATGGCAAACCGCACAACTTCCACGCGCTCGGGAATCAGCTCCCAGTGACCGTCGACGAGACGCACCCAGCGAGGATCGCTGCCGTTGCGGATCAAGCCACGGTAATGGCCAGCAACCCATCCGTCACACAAGCGCTTGATCGAGGCTTTCACACGCTTGCTTTTGGTATCGCTTTCTTCGTGAGCCCGGATCATGACCAGAAGGCTATAAACCAGGTCCATTGGCTGCGCTTTCAGCCTTTCCCTGTTGTACTCACGGCCGTCACTCGCAGTGACCACGGTAATCCCCGCGTTGATGATCTGAGCCAGCTGCGCTTGCGCCTGTATGGGTTCCGCCCGGCTCAGACGATCCAGGCCTTCAACCACCAAGACGGAGCCTGCCGGAATGCGCCCCTCGTCAACAGCCTGGAGGAAAACGCCTAAGGCACCTTGTTTAATGTGCCGCTGGTGGAATGCAGACAGACCCTCATCCCTCAAAGAAAGCGACTCATCTAGCGTAAGCCCCCTTGCTGCAGCCCAGGACTTCGCATACTCCGCCTGCCTGTCCGCACTATTCCCAGCCGCCTGGCGCGGGTCGGAGAACCGAAGATAGCTGTAGACCAATCCCTGAGACGTTTGCAT